CGAGATGACTTACCTGGCCCGCCAGTTTTTCGCGGCGAAACTGGGCGCCAATTCCGTTGTAACCTTGCAGGGAACGATGACTCATGGAAAAAAATACGCCGAGTATGATCTTGACAAGGACTGGCTCCATGATTTTGTCGTTCGCACTTTTTGCACGACATCCCCGAACTGAATTTCATTGCCCTATCCAATTAAGGTCAATGGCAGCATCGGCCTCGAATAATAAAAAGCAAAAAACGGCCATAGGGTCTTGACACGATTTGACACGGTTATAACGCTCATTACGCTCTGTTATGACCGTTTTCTCAAAGAACGGCCCGATTTTCGGGCATAGAAAAAACCGCCGAAGCCTTGATTTCTCAATGGTTTCAGCGGTTTCTTTTTGGTACGCCATAAGGGATTCGAACCCCCGGCCTTCTGGTCCGTAGATATGGCTTCTCCGTTTTAACGCATCGGAGGACATCCGATAAAATCCTGCAACATCAATCATTTCCGGGATTCTCCGTCAGACAGCTTTGGGTGCTGCAGGAGAGGTTTTTATAGCTTTTGTTCCACAAATGTTCCACAAATTCAGTACGGAAACCTGGCAAAATCGCTTTAGAAGTATGGATAGGTAGGGGTAGAAAGCGGGACGATGCGATATCTGATATTCCAGGCGAATAATTGTCCGGTAGATGGTTCCACCCGTTCCAGGGACCCGTTCCATGGGCTCGGGCAGTTGGTTCTAGGGGTGATCGATTCCAAACAGTTAATCTATGAGTTCGTGCAAATAAAAGTTATTTTACAATCTCCAATATATAGTTTAAAGAAGCACCTTACAGCACAATATATAGTATAGTTTCAAAGGGCTTTTTCTATAATGCAAATGAACGCAACTAAAATCAACTCTCCTGTGCCCAGTATGGAACGTACTCTCTGTTTTTCATTCCAGAACCTTCCTTAGCTTTTATAAGCTCAGCTTCAATTGCGTCAGAAAACACTCTTGAAATCTTATAGCGCTGATTTTCATCGAGCTGAAAACGTAATCTGAGAGTTGTATTGTTTGATTCTTCACCTCTTACATAATTCAGGCAAACATGATCATAGCAAGCTAAGACTCTTTCCTTTTTTGATAGAGATTCAAAGTTTTTTTTCGCAAATAAACAGACTTTCGTACTCCTATCATATTCTGTTATTTGGGGAGCTGGAAGATTATACTTTTCAATATACGAGATGACTTTATCGTAACCACTCCCGCGTTCTTCACAAATACCAACTTTATGCATTGCTGCAGCCAAAGATTCATTTCGAGAACAGGGTGGACTATCTATAAATCTATCAAAATGTATTAATGGCATCCCGGGATTTGTTATCTCAATATGATCAGGGAATATTGATATTACTGGTGAGCCACTTTCATTTAAATCTTGGTGAATCAAAGCATTGGCAACTAGTTCTCGTACAGATAGCTTCGGATAGTCGCACAAGTTCTTCCTGAGCGCACCATCTATATATTCATGCGTAGGCAGGTTACTAACAATGTAATCGATCAATCCCTCAAATCCAACAATGTACCCTTTTCCTCCAATTTGCTCTTTCGCCGGTTGTGTAATATCAAGACCGTCATATTTTAAGACTTTTACAGCCTTGTATTCGACAGTTTCAAATTTTGAGAGTCTCTTCGCCAACAAAAGCGCGCCCAAGTTGTTTATAGTATATTTGCCGGTATTCTTTTCTATAATAAAGCGTAATTCCAATAACTTATTTATTACTTCTGTCGGACTGTCCGGATAAGGAATGCTAAGCATAGAAAACAATTTTTTGCAATCCAATAGATTGATAATTTCTGAGACAGGAATATTGCTCTTGGCTGGCCTAGTTTCAAAGTTCTCTTGATCATCTAAATTTCTCCAGATTTGTTTTTCCAAATCTGTATGTGCACTTAATCTTTCAGGAGAGTCGTTAATCATAATATATTCGTCTCCCTCATACTGCATCGTGGTATTTACCGCGCTTTGAACCTCTAAAACAACAACCTTTTTCCCATCAATTTGAAGCGGTGTTATTGAAAAAACTGCACCTGCAGATAAACCAACCGCAAGTTCGTTTTCGTTGGGAGGACAAAACGTTGAGCCCAGAATCAGCTTACTTTCCTGATCAATTCCCCAAATAGCATATGCATATGGTATCTTTTTCAATGCTGCATAGTTTGCGAGAGCACAAATATATCTGCCCAATGTGCCAGCATCAATGCTATGGCTAATAATTATTGTGCTATTATTTTTGTCGCCTTGTTTCAAGTATGTGCTAACAATTTCTGTGTGGTATTCAGTATTAAGGCTCATTATTTTTCCTCCTTTCTGTTGCAAAATCCGGCCGATGGACTTTTTACCTTTCTGGCTTCAGTTTTTTTGTTGTCAATCCCATTACGAGCATCTTCTATTTCTTTTTGTAGTTGTTTCGGGTATTCTTTTCTTTTACTTTGTACTTCAGCACAATCTACAGTCCCTATTAGCAAGACATCGTTTTCTCCGCCTTTAATTTTAATAATGTCTTTGAATAATGAGTTATATGGTCCTGTGATTCGCGAATCACCATACTTTGAAGTATTGGCCTGTATAACAAAGCAATACAAATCACGTGATGTTGATTCGACGATATTTGAAAAATACAATGTGTCTCTATTAAGCTCAGGTATTATCAATACCTCAATTTTACCACGCAACACATATCGATAATCTATGTTGGTTAATTCAAAACACATGAGATCACTGTAACTGACTCCGTTCCAAGTAATCAAATGGATTGATGGGCACTTTGGATCTTCACACTCAAAATGATGATGCGCAAGGGCTGTGACTTCATCCGGCGCATAATGGTTCTTTTCTCGAATAAGCGGCGCAGAGTATTTAAACTTATTGACGGAAAACGGTTGCAATACTGTCACAAAATTAAACGCTCTTGTGTTGTTGGTAATATACCTGAGGCCACTCACAATCGTAATGGAGTTTTTTCGTGAAAAAGTATATACCTCCTCAAGCCAATCGATCGGAAGATAGTATTCAGGAAACACTATCATATTTGCGTGACTTTCAAGCGCTCGATTTAGCAGTTTATAAAGATTTCTCTTTTTTACAGGTGATAAATCGTAAGAAGAATCATCAATCACTGGTTCTATGTCTTTACCTTCATCAAGATTGATACTTGCCAGTGCGATTTTTAAACTTCCATGTGTAAAATCAGGATCTGCTGCTGGCGCAGAAATGCATTGAAAACTGATTCCACTTGCAGGATCAGTCATATCATTTTCAATAGAATTAATAATATGATGCAAATTGTTGATCCGCGAGAAAGCATCCATCAAATCATTGATTCGACCTACAAATGGATTTCCGCCTTCAGGAAAATGAACAAGGAAACTCAGCAAACAGAGCTCGTCGAAGTGGATAAACCGCGGCGAAAGACTTACTTTTCTTTCATTGAGCGGTAGTAGTCCTGAATAATTGCTTCCCAGTTGCACTATGTCCTGCGGATTTGCCTTAATTAACGAAGTTTCGCTGTTATCTTTTTCAACTATATAACTAATAAGCGGAAACGACAAAAAATGGTTGTTAAACATATTGGCATTCCTGATGTCTTGTGCATTTTGAAATATTTCGTTTTGCTCACTTGAATCAATAACATTTCCATTCTCTTCATTTATTTTATCAATCTCACTTTTAGCTTTTGCCTGAGCCAAAGGAGCTATGGCTATGGACGCCGCCAACATTAATTGTTCTTTAAGAGCATTTTTAATTTGGTTCGTTATCGCTTCAGTCTTTGAAGGTTCAATTAGCTCAACTTTTCCAGCGCTTAAACTGGAAATTGATGTCTTTATTTGTGAATAAAAGTTCAAAAAATAATCATACCGCTCATTCACTAAAATAAGTGAGAAAACATTTATCCAGGCGCTTCGATACTCAATGGCTTGGCTCGAATTGTAGAACCTTAGTATTTGTTTAAGCTGTTCTGCAATGTATTTGCGATGCTTTTCTTCACCAACATCAACATTCTTACTAGAGCGAATGAGGTCATTTATAAATAAAGTAGCCTGATAATTGTTTGTTGAAAACAGGAAATTTCGTACCTTTAGTGCCCCGTCTTGTTGACCGAGAGAATATGCCTGTTCATCAAACGATTTTTCTGAAATATCAATATCCGGCATGAGTGTGCCATCACTCATGCTCGGCTTTAAATTACTCGCCTCACATAGTAGCTTTATTAATGCATCTGGCTCATTATGATCGAAATAAATGCACCTTATTTTGCTGCTTTGTAGTTTTAACCCATTTGAAACCAACACTTTATATTCATCATTGGTTTTGGGTTCGACAATTTTATTTTCTACAAGTGTCTTTTTCAATATGTTGTCGACAGATATTTCCATGTCGGGAGTCTTATCAACTACAATAAGAATATCATCAACATAGCGCCCATAATATTCTGGCTTAATTCTATCTTCAATGACATGGTCGAAATCCTGCAAATATAAATTAGCCAGCACCATACTGCTGAGAAGGCCAATAGGAAATGCACATTGGCCTTTTTTACAATCAGCCGGTATGGCACCACGATACTTTTGCATTTCTGCCGTGTAAGCGATATATAGACGTTCAATAATCTTTGTTAGGGGGCGGAGCGTATTTAAACGTTCGTCATGGTCTAGATAATTGGGAAGTTTATCAAAGCTAAAGATAACAGAATAATAGTAGCTTTTAATATCTAGAGAAATCAAAACACTATCTTGCTTTTCGTCATATCTTGATCTAATTCTTTTAAAAGCCGAATCACGCCAGGAAGTGTATTGTTTGAAATAAGGAACGAATAACCGATTGGAATCAAATTCGATGCCTGCAAACAAATCGTCATTTCCACCTGTAAATAGTTGTCTAGATTTAAGCTTGTTAGCATATGAAGCACGCATAATGGAAGACTGATGATCTGCGATTTTGCTTATCATCAACATCCAAATAGTGTCAAGAATGAGTAATTCAACTGGTGCCTTTATGTAAAAGTTAATTTTGCTCAGGGGGCGGTTCTTTTTCACCGTGTTTTGAAGAAGAGCAGAACAATCTTCTTGCTCTGAAGACTCAAAAGCTTTAGGCATAGGTACCATGGCAACATTTCTAATCAGCATATTTAGGTAGTGATTATCAACTTCATTTTCCAGTGAAGTCATAAAGTATGCAAGTTTTGTCACTCTTTCTTCCATCTCGTTTGCATTCGATTCCCACATGGCTAAACGCATCTTATTATATAAAATAGTTTTATCATAATAATAATAGGATTTTAGCTTCTTATATGCGCCTATAATCATTTTCTTATTATTATCAATATTTTCGAACATATTAGCAGGTCACCTTCACAAACACTTTTCTTGCGGTTACTTGCGTTTTCGACTTTTCTCTGTATTAATCGTATCACCATCCCGAAGTACTGGCAATAGGATTGTCGAAATCTGCAACTATTTCGCAAACAATTATCGGTTCTGATTCCCGTACATCATTTTTTGGTCCCTATAATAGCACATAGGCGGAACGATAATTGAGCCGATCATGTTCACATCAGCAAACAGGCCGTGAGCGTTTGGAAGAAGCAGAAAATTGTTTGACGACTTTGAGAGCAAGTATGGAAATTGTTTTCCAATGGTTAACTACAACCGGTAGCGGATCAACACGGCGAATCCCGGCGGGGTTTCTCCTGCTATCGCGCAGTTTTAAATGTGACCTTCACAAATTTACATATTTCAAACTGCCAAAAGGACATCGTCCGGCAACCGGCATTATACATTGCTTCCTATGATTCATTTTCATCTGGCGGCGGTTCGAGTGGGGTTATAGCGGGGAGTACGATAACGCCCGTAGTTCGCTCGTCCTCTCCGTCCTTATCTACCCCGGCCTTTACACGTTCGACGTCCAGGTGGGCCCTTGCAAGGTCACAGGACGCTGATTCTCCAAGCGTGTCCCGGATCACTTCGAAGGCATGGACATCGCCACTCATGGCCCGTTGGACTAACGCAAGAACTATTTTCTCCTGATATGTCGACTTGTCGTCCTTTTTAACTCGTGAATCAAGGATTTTGACAAGATCGTTCCGAACGTCTCGTTTATGGCGTCGGGCGGCACCGGAGGCAATACCTCCCTTGCGCGCTATCTCTCTCTGTTCATCCTTTGTTCGCACACTTTGGGGAATAAGGTTTTTCTCATTCGCCATTGAACATTCCTAGATATCGTCCCAGAAGCTCCGCAGCTCTTATACTGTCTGCGATTGATACGGGGACTTTCACGACGGTTATTTTACCGTCTTCGTTCACGACAACACTTTCCTGCTCTTCACGATCCATAATTGCAACCAAGCGTCGGAGAATAACTCCGGCGGTAATATGGGTTGACGCTGCAAGTGAAATAGTATCCTGAATGTACCGTTTCGCTAAGAATTCGCTGCCTGCTTTCTGCGCTGATTTCTCAGGAATCCCTGCATACATTGCCGCCTTTGTGGCGTCGAGATTCAGAATAAAATCATCAACGAAACGTTGTTCCGTGTCCGTGAGCTTTTGCATACGATATTCCACCTTTCAGTCAGTATCGTATCACATGCAAAATTTATTTCGGCCCCATATACGGAAAAGTTAATTCTCCGCAAGCTTGTGTATATATGGTCCGAAATTAGAAATATCAAGTCATTTTCGTAATATAGATACTGGTTTACCACTCCTATCGGTTTGAAGCATTTATAAAAGCTTGCAAAATTGTTGTTGTGTATTGAGTATTGTGTTAAAATATTACTAATTATGGCAACGGGAGGCTCATTATGGGCGTTTCATATAACAAGATATGGAAACTGCTCGTAGATAAAAAATGAGCAAGGCTTAGGGACTATGTGCCGGATAAGGAAAGGAGCGATAATTCTTGATCGACAAAAAACAGATGACTGAAGAAGATATCAAGCTCCAGTTCATTACACCGGCAATCACCGCGAAATGGGGTCTTGATCGCATTTCGATGGAAACTAAAATCACGGACGGCAAAATCAACCTTAGGGGCAATTTCGTGTTCCGCGAGAAGCCGAAAAAGGCTGATTATGTACTTTACATCAATGCAAACAATCCGATTGCCATTGTCGAAGCCAAGGACAACAAGCACACGGTATCCTATGGCTTGCAGCAGGCTATGGCCTATGCCCAGATGCTCGATGTGCCTTTTGCATACAGTTCCAACGGTGACGCGTTTTATGAGCATGACTTTTTGACCGGAAAGGAACGGCAGCTTACTTTATCCGAGTTTCCTTCCCCCGATGAACTGTTTGCCCAGTATCAGGCGGGCAAGGGCTTGAACGACAAGGAAAAGCAAATCATCGGCCAGCCCTACTATACAAGCCAGACCACATACGCGCCGCGCTATTATCAGCGGGACGCTGTCAACCGCACTGTGGATGCAATCGCCAGAGGACAGCAGCGAATCCTTCTCGTCATGGCGACTGGCACCGGCAAAACCTATGTCGCTTTTCAAACCGTATATCGTCTGTTGAAAAGCGGCATGAAGAAAAAGGTGTTGTATCTTGCCGACCGCAACATTCTCGTTGACCAGTCGATTGAGCAGGATTTCGCACCACTGGCAAAGACGATCCATAAAATCAATTTCTCTAAGGATGACCCCATTACCATCACTTCCCACGAAGTCTATTTTTCGCTGTATCAGCAGTTATCCGAACGTGAGGATGATGAGGGCGAAGACGGCGAAGACGGCGAAGACGAAACCATTAGCCGTCTAGCTACGCTGTTCCAGAAGGACTTCTTCGATCTCATTATTGTGGATGAGTGTCATAGGGGTTCTGCAAAGAAGGACAGCAGCTGGCGTAAGATTCTTGATTATTTCTCCTGGGCCACGCAAATCGGCATGACCGCCACGCCGAAGGAAACAAAGTATATCTCCAACATCGATTATTTCGGAGAGCCGATATACACCTACAGTCTTCGAGAAGGCATCGATGACGGATTCCTTGCTCCGTTTAGGGTTATCAATATCCGCACCAACATCGGTGAAGGCTGGCGGCCGTACAAGGGCCAACTTGACAAAAACGGTCAGGAAATCGAAGACCGCATTTATACAAACAGCGATTTTGACTATAACATCATCCTCGAAGACCGCACATGTGAGGTTGCCAGGGAAATTACGGAATACCTAAAAAGTACGGACAGGATGCAGAAAACGATTGTGTTCTGTGCCACCGAGGAACACGCCGAGCGGATGAGAATCGCGCTGACCAATCTCAACGCTGATATGGTTCAGAAGAACCCGGATTATGTGGTTCGCATAACCGGCAGCGATGCGTACGGCAAGAGCAAACTCAAATATTTCATCTCCGTCTTTGCTCCGTACCCTGTGATTGCGACTACCTCAAAACTGCTCTCCACAGGTGCTGACTGCAAGATGACCAAGCTGATCGTCCTTGACCAGATGATCGGCTCCATGACCGAATTCAAGCAGATTATCGGTCGTGGCACCCGCCTCCGTGAAAAGGAAGGCAAAACGCACTTTACGGTCATGGACTTTCGAAATGTAACACGCCTGTTTGCTGATCCGGACTGGGACGGCCCCATCGAGCAAGAGGATGACTTCGGCCCGAATAGTGGAGGCCCCAATTCAAATCCGCCAGACTCTCCCGGCGCCGGCCCTGACCACAAGGAGAAACCCATCGTGGATGAAAACGGCTGCACCGTCAAGGTGATTGGCAAGACCGTTTCTATATATGACGCCAACGGAAAGCTGCTTCGGCAGGAAAGCATCGTTGATTATACGAAATCCAACATCCTAGGCACATACGCTTCTCTGGATAATTTCATCCGTCAGTGGTCTGCCGAAGAGAAGAAGGAAAGCATCAAGGATTTGCTTCTGGAGCGGGGCATCGACCTGGAAAGCATGAAGGCGGGCCAGAGTATGGCCGATGTTGATGATTTTGATTTCATCTGCCATGTTGCGTTTGACCAAAAACCTCTGACACGCCGGGAACGCGCCAACAATGTAAAGAAGCACGATTTCCTCAGCAAGTACAAGGGCGTGGCGCGCGAGGTCCTGGAGGCGCTTTTAGATAAATACATGAACACCGGTATTTATGAAATTGAGAAGACAGAGATTTTAAAACTTGACCCGTTCCTGAAATTCGGCAAGCCCTCAAAGATTGCACAGTTCTTTGGTGGTAAAGACGGATATCGGAAAGCCGTCCGGGAAATGGAAAAAGAACTGTATAAGGTAGGATAACTTAGTGAGCAGCTTATCGAATTTTGTAAAAAGACTCCGCGATATCATGCGCAACGACGCCGGCATCAACGGTGATGCTCAGCGTATCGAGCAGATTGCCTGGATGCTATTTTTGAAGGTCTATGACGCCAAGGAGCAGGACTGGGACATGGACGAGGATAATTATCAGTCCATCATCCCGGAGGCGTGCCGTTGGAGCAATTGGGCCGTGGATGACAAGAACGGCAAGGCTATGACCGGTGACACACTGCTGAACTTCGTCAACAACATCTTGTTTCCCACGCTAAAGGGCCTGAATGTAACGCCGGACACGCCCATCAAAAAGTCCGTTGTCAAGACTACCTTTGAGGACGCCAACAACTACATGAAGGACGGCGTCCTTCTCCGGCAGATACTCAATGTCATCGACGAACTGGATTTCAGCGACTATGAGGAAAGCCACGCTTTCGGTGAAATCTATGAATCCATCCTCCGGGAATTGCAGAGCGCTGGCTCTTCCGGTGAGTTCTACACGCCCCGCGCAGTCACGGAATTCATGGCAAAAATGATACAGCCTAAAATCGGTGAAAAGATGGCGGACTTTGCCTGCGGCACCGGCGGCTTCATTACCAGCTGGCTGAATGAGCTTGCCCCACAGATTAAGACCACCGATGACCAGACCAAATACGATAATTCCATTTATGGCATCGAAAAGAAGCAGTTCCCGTATATACTGTGCGTCACCAATATGCTGCTTCACGGTCTTGATGTACCGAAAATCTACCATGACAACTCGCTTCTGCGGGATGTGCTGGACTACACGGAAGACGATCAGTTTGACGTCATCCTGATGAATCCTCCATACGGCGGTAGCGAAAAGGCGGAGGTAAAATACCACTTCCCGTCCGACCTTGCCAGCAGCGAAACGGCGGACCTCTTCATGTCCGTTATCATGTACCGCTTGAAGAAAGATGGTCGTGCGGCAGTCATACTGCCGGACGGTTTCTTATTCGGCACCGACAACGCCAAGATTGCCATTAAGAAAAAGCTTCTGTCTGAATTCAATCTACACACCATCATCCGTATGCCGGGCAGCGTGTTCTCACCCTATACCTCCATCACCACGAACATTCTGTTTTTTGACCGCACAAAACCGACCACGGAGACCTGGTTCTACCGTCTGGACATGCCGGAGGGTTATAAGCACTTCTCCAAGACGAATCCTATGAAACTGGAACACTTCGACCCGGTCATCGAGTGGTGGGATAACCGTCGGGAAATCAGCGTTGACGGCTTTGACAAAGCGAAGAAGTATACGGTTCAGCAGCTTTCCAAAGAACTGGGCTATAACCTTGACCAGTGCGGCTATCCTCATGAAGAAGAGGAAATCCTTGACCCCATGGATCTGATTCAGCGTTATGAGGCGGAGCGGGCCTCTCTGAATGCCAAAATCGACCGTGTGCTTGCGGACATTACTGCCATTCTCGGGGGTACGAAGCAATGACCCCACAGGAATTGAAAAACAGCATTCTGCAGTTGGCCATACAGGGCAAACTGGTGGAACAGCGCCCGGAGGAAGGAACTGCGGAGGAACTGTATCAGCAGATACAAGCCTCATTTGTTCAGGAAAATTCTGAAAAACGACAAGAAAAAGGTAAGCCTCAGGTTTTTGACGTTTTAGGTGAAGATTTCCCTTTTGAAATACCAAAATCTTGGAAATGGGCTCATTTGGGAAAAATCGGTTATACAAATATTGGATTAACTTACAGCCCACAGAACATCTCAGAAACTGGAACAATCGTTTTGCGTTCAAGCAATATCCAGGGCGGGAAAATAGCGTATAACGATATTGTTCATGTGAATATGGACATACCTGAAAACAAATTGTGTAACCAGGGTGACATACTTATCTGTGCCAGAAATGGCAGTAAAAGATTAGTGGGTAAAGCAGCAATCGTAGATGAAGATGGCATGAGCTTTGGCGCATTTATGGCAATCTTTAGAAGCATATGCAATAACTATATCTTATACGTTATTGATTCCTCATACTTTAGGAATTCTTTGCTTGCAGATACGGGAACAACCACAATCAACCAGATTACACAGGACATGTTGAAGAATGCACTGATCCCACTTCCGCCCCTTGCCGAGCAGAAACGCATCGTAGCCAAAATTGAAGAACTGTTGCCGTACATTGACCGCTATGAACAGGCGTGGAGCAAGCTGGAGGACTTCAACAAACGGTTCCCAACAGATATGCAGAAATCCATCCTGCAGATGGCGATTCAGGGCAAACTGGTCGAGCAGCGCCCAGAGGAAGGTACCGGAGAGGAACTCTATCGGCAGATTCAAGCCGAAAAGCAGAAACTCATCAAAGCCGGGACTATCAAAAAAGAAAAGCCATTGCCGGAAATCACGGAGGATGAAAAGCCGTTTGATATTCCGGCGAGTTGGAAATGGGCGCGATTACGTGACCTCGCAGAGAATATTGGAGATGGTATTCATGGAACACCTGAATTCAATCCGGTTGGTGGATACTATTTTATTAATGGGAACAATCTTGATGATGGGGTAATATCGTACAAAGCGGATACGCAGCAAGTCGGCAAAGGCGAGTATGAAAAATACAAAGAACCTTTAACGCAAAACACAGTCCTCATATCGATAAACGGGACTATTGGTAACATTGCGTATTATAATAATGAACCAGTGATTTTAGGTAAAAGTGCGTGCTACATTGCACTTTGTATGGGAGTATATAAATATTACATTCGAACGTTACTTGACAGCAAATTCTTTTTAGATTATGCAATGCGGGAGGCAACACAAACAACCATTAAAAATGTGTCGCTAAAGGCAATTCGCATGTTACCTGTTCCTCTCCCGCCCTTTGCCGAGCAAAAGCGTATCGTCGCCAAGCTGGAAGAAATCCTGCCCCTGTATGAAAGGCTGAAATGAGGTGAGATAGTGACAAGTACTACAGAATTCCAAAATACTACGCTTCCACAAGAGCGTTACTGGTCAAAGCTTGGACAGTTTAAGTTTGATCTGATGTTGTATAGCTATCATTTTTCCGCCTGTGTGGCTTTTCTGCGATGGTCAAGAATAATCACGGTAGTACTAACTGCTGCCGCTACTGGCGCTTGGATGGGTTGGAACGATACCTCCTGGGTAAACACTATCTCTCCAATAATAATTTTTGTGCTCCAAGCACTCAATGCAGGGGTAGGGCTTTTGCCATATGATAATAGGAAACAGGAACTACGAGAGTTCATTGATCAACTTGAGCCGCTCTACAACAAAATGGAACGGGACTGGGAATCAATAGTCCTCGGAGAGTTGACTGTCGAACAAATCGAAGAAAAGACATTTGATTATCAAAACAATAGAACAGAGATTGCAAAAAGCTTTCTTAAAAATGACGCAATCCCGGACAGGAAGAGACTGGTTAAGAAAGCGAAAAAAGAAGCTGACATATATCTATCATCTTTAGGATAAGGAGAAAAGCAATGCCACCCGACAATCAAAAAAACAATTCATCAAGTACACCTAAAGCTCCCGATACATATACGCACAAAGGGACTCAAACGCCAACATACACACCTCCACCAATGCCGCAAGTTAGCCCAGCAAAGTCATCGGATTCAATGCAAAAGAATTAATCGATAATATACAGAGTCGAGGCTAAGTATAAACTGAAAACTGCTCTCTTGGTTGTGAATCGATGTTGTACAATACTTCTCGTTTTCTCCGGGAGTTTTCGAAAAATCACAAGGTAACGGCTGCACGCTATGAGACCTCTCCCGTAATCCGGGAGAGGTCTTTTAAACTATTACTTTTTTCCAACCTGAGGTACATTTGTTTTGAAAGCTATATCATTAAGCGCTTCGGACGTTTGCGAAAAGAGGATTTTCCTCACTTGGCGTAGTGGTAAGGCTTCCTTTTTCTCTGCGGTCAGCGTCTGCATTTCGTATGACGGACTTGCAAGCCCCGCAACCGCGGTTTTCGTATCGTCGGGTGGTAAATGTATTGCCGTCCCTCCTGCGGCTGTCTACGCTGCCTATCCGTTCATAGGCCACCATGCAGCATAGATCACCAATAATTCTTCAAGGTGAAGCTAACCATCCGCGGTCAGCGGTTGCTGCGGAATATAACCGCCGGTGCTCTGTCTTTCATGACAGCTGCGTCTTTCTCCGACTGGGCAATCCCTGCGGACAGTCCCCACCGCTCGCAGCGCTTGTATTCGATGCGGACACGACATCCGGCACCGTTCCGAAGTTCAGCGCCGCCTCCGGTTCCACCTCATATCCACAGCTCCCTTTCGGCTTCATTGCCTTTGTGCTGTGATGACCTTCTCATCAGAAAGCAGCTTCTGCAGTATGGCTAGCTTTGCGGTAGCTTTCGCTGGCCGTTTGCTTTCACCATTGAAGTAAATCGGCTGGCACATTTCAAACACCCGGTCATAAATCCGCCCATAATCCATATTGGGCGGATTTTTAAGTTTATCAAGAGTAAGATTCGTTGTAATGATTAGCGGTTTATGGCACTTATACCGGGCGTCAATCACGTAATAGACGATTTCACGGGCAAAGTCTGACGATCGTTCCACGCCCATATCATCGATTGCAAGAAAATCGAAGTGTCCCAGGCTGTCAAGATAGGTTGTCCGCTCCTCCTGAAAAAGGCCCGTCACCGCAGATAAGATGCGCGGGAAGCTCGTCATTAGCACTGGGACCCCCTGCTTTTTCAGCTCGTTCACAATACAAGCCATCCCAAAGGTCTTTCCGTTACCCGGCCCGCCCCACAGAAGCAAACCTAAATTCTTTTCGAGGGCCGGAATCCAATTCGTCGCATATTTCTCAAGCTTGTCCAGCTCGGTGGACGTCGCTGCAGACGCAAACGTGCAACCAGATATGCTCCTGTCCTGAATACCCTGTATGGGGAGTTGTTCGATATAGGCCATCCGCTCCCGCTCTGTCTTCTTTTTTTGCTCCAGTGCGTATGTTCTTGTTGCGCATTGGCAAGTGCATGGAACTATGGTTATCTGGCCGCAAAACTCAAGCTGCATTTGTTTGGGCGTGTGGCACCGGCCGCAATACAAAAGGCCATCCGAAGGGTAATCCCCTGGAGCGGGAGGATTTGCCCGCTCCGCTGCGGTAATGATAGGTGATAAATCGATATTCAAAGTGATCCCTCCAAACTGCCGGCGTCATAGATAAAGCAGGATTCTTTCTTGGTATTTTGATACTCCCACGTCCTAACAGCCGCCTGCCAACTTTTCATTGGAACGCCACTTGACAGTTTCCACCCGCGCGTTTCATAGAAGTCAACGAACCGCTGGGGATCAACCACATTCCCCCTCGCGCTACAGAACGCAGATACTTGGTCAACAGTGGGTGGGGTGAAGCGCGCAGCGCGTGGCGGCTTGCCTGCCATATTCTCTTGGAATTGATTATGGGGTTGATGCTGGTGCTGGTTCTGGTGCTGGTTCTGGAGTTGGCTTTTTTTGCTTTCGTCAGAAACCAATTGGTTTTCTGAACAACCAATTGGTTTCTGTGGGCGTCCACCTTTGCTGCCAGCT